CCGGCAATGGGGCTCCGCACAAAATCAAGTTCGCTCTCGTAGATTATCCACTCATTGCCGCCTGATTTCTTCCAGTGATAGAGGGCGCCGAGACTGCCGGTTTCAGTTAGATTCTCGATTCTGGAGTTATTCTTCAGTGGCCGGAGGTCTCCCCGGGACAGATCGCAGTTTTCCGCAATCTGGGCCTCGTAATCCTTGGCGATATGAGAGGCTACCCGTGGGCGCTCGCCTGAGAAATAGTTCTGCTTTATCCTCATGTTTCAATCTCAAAATAGGCAGGCAGTGCCTTGTTATTTTGCTGTTGGAATCTTAACTTGAAGGTCTAAGATTTCTCCGGCCTTCTTTGCCCGCTTAATCGCTTCACGCTCCTCATAGTTCGGAGGTCCGACCGTAAACATAATCTGAATCTGCCTCTCGCGTTTGTTGATCTTCCCTTTATACCGTTTTCTTGTTGCCTTGACGGTCAGTTTGGGACCGAGAAACCTCGTTGCCTTGTATGCCCCGCCAATCAATATACATTCCGCTAACTCTGAAAAAACCGCACTTCTCTCGTCCATTTTAATTTCCTTTCAGGTATCCGCAGATACCGCTCCGAAAATAAGGCCAGTCTGCCTGCCTATTAGAAAAGCCTCATCGACTTCGGCCTCGAGCTGCCCTTTGTGAATCCCTTCCTGATCACAGCCCCGGCCACTCCGTTGTTATAATCTCCAAGATAGTGATCTGCCCTCTCTTTGTCGTACCAATCCTTTTTGGGCATACTCATCAGTTCCCACAGGGCCCCGCCCTCGATAGCCTTATGGAATCGAGCATAGAACAGATCATCAACGGTTGTGATGCTGGTGGTCGGCGCATATACCTGCTTGATGTAAAACCGCTGATCTACCGCCTCGATGTCGTAAAATTTAATGTGCGTGACGTCCGGGTAGGTAAAGAGTTTCGCCCGCGGGACAGAGATCTCCGAGATATCGTCCTGGACATTAAGCAACTCCACATAAGCCGTTCCCCATGGGGCGCCATCGATCTTGAATTCTGTTACGACGATGGGCCGCACGAGCGTCAGATAGGTGGCGATATTAACACTTACCGAATCATTGTCTGCCGCAACGATATCCGCAACAACGACATCATGCTCGAAGGCCTTCTCCATGACATGCGTGTCTTCGCAAAAACGGATGATGGCATCGACCACGGCGGCATCGACTATCTGCTTTGGGCACCCGATCACATGAGGCTGAACCCTTTTACTGAATTCGGTAATATTGATAGCCATTTATTTTCCCCCTGTGCTACATCCCCACCAAGATTCATCCAGTGATTTGGCCAGCACTTTGTTGAGCTCATCCGATGCCGCCTTATAACGAGCCGATATCAGTGCGTACTCCGGAGAATCAACGGGCGTCTCCATTCGCAAAATAGAGAGCAATGCAACCTGGTCCTGCAACTTCACAAAGTCCTCATCGCCGCCCATGCTGAAAACCATATGGTCAAGGGAAGCCCAATAACTTTCATGCCCCTGTACCTCATTGCAGGTCAGCGTGGCACACCCTTTGAGGCTCATGAGACCGAAGAAGAGCAAAAGTATAATGGCAAGCATGGCCGTAGCCTTCATGTTCCGCCAGTTGCTTCTACGATATTCCTCCCCTGTCATGGCTGTTCTCCTTTCCACCCCAATAATTCCCTGATAGTGTCGCTCTTTACATTTGGGTTAAGTATTGCAATGGCCTTCGTGATGAGCACAATGACTGCCGGATACGATAGAGACGTGAACCAGGTTATCAGGATGGAGTAATTCGTCTTAATCATCAGGATTCTTGCGTCGGAGAGAAAGATGATCAGGGACACAGCCAGCACGACTATACCTATTAGTAATATACCGATGAGTAATTTTTTCATAACTTATCCTCCACTTTCTTTTTGTGATAAGACGACATTCCCCCAAGACACACGCCCCAATACATCGGCTTCCTGATGAATAGCGATTTGCCCCTGGCTTCCATCGCCTCAAGAAAAACATCATTGGCCTCTCCAAAGGTAACTTGCGGCATTGAATCAATGCGATAGAGGTAATCGTGAATGACCGCCTCATGGTGTGACCTTTCGCCAAAGAACATGAAGACAATGGGTATTCTTGGAACGCTTGCTAAGTCTGTATAAAACCCCGCCGGAACAGTTATCTTGCCCACTATGTCGCTTTCGTAAATGAGTGGTTCAAGTAACCGCCACACGCTATCGCTTATGTCTTCGACCTTTAATGTCGTGAGAAATTTAGCCATCATGCCTTCAGCCTCGTTTCAATCACCGTTATCCGGTGTTCATGTTTATTCATGGCGTCATCCCTTCTGTCGGTCTTTGTAAAATTCATGTCCGCCAATGACCTTAAATAGTGTCATGTCCTTCCACCAGCGACTTCCCTTTATCTCCGGGTGTGCATCCATATACTTTCTGTACTTCCCGGCAACGTACTGGACACAATTCACAGCCGCGAGATCAGGATCCCGGGGAATCGTACCGGCAATCATTCCCTTGGCTATCTCAAAGCATTCCTGAAGTGTCTTGTTGTGCAAGAGAGTAACTTCAAAATCGTCTGCAATGTGGACTGCCTCGGCATAGTAGGTCTCTCCCGCTTCGGGCATCGTCCAGGAGAACTGCCATGGCCAGAGAATTACTTCCTGGATCGTCTCGCCGTCCCAGTCTCTATGGTCCACGCGCTCCAGAGTAACCGTGCCCACGGCAATTCGACCTTCTTTTGGTTCCCCGCCCGCTTCCCGCTCGATATTCAAACCCATGAGTTGATCAATGGGAAGGGCTTCAAATATCGGTTTGTCTATGAATTTCATTTTTTTAAGAGCTCCTTTACATCTTTAGCGATATCCTTGAGCCATCCCTCGTGGCGTTCCTGTCCCTTCTGAATATTCCCGAGACATTCAACGACACCGGAATGTTCAGCGCAGACTTTAGCCGAGCCGTTGCCATTGCAGGATTTTCGATAATCAAAGAGCTTGAAAATGACAGCGACACTTCCGATGACGGTGCTTCCAATGGCTATTCCGGTTCCAATTTCCATGACAGCATCCTTTCCGTCCTACTCCGCTGAAGTAACGGGTTTCTCCACCATTCCCACAACTTTATCGATGAAATCCTCTGCTGCCACTCGATTAAAGGCCTTGATGAACGTATCAGTGACAGCAGCCTTAATGCTATTCGTCTGGAAATAGAACGCCAAGTCCGGCAATTCCTCAAGGAAATAGCCGAGCATCTTGTTCATGACCTGGACGTTGGTGTATAGTTGAATCTGTTTAAGGGCAGTATCAAGTTGGATGATGGCTATTTCCGTAACTTTCTGTTCTTCGGAGTATTTATCATACAGAGTAGAATTTCCTAACTTCGAGGCTTGCTGTTTCAGCGCCTCCAGGCCAGGAATCTTATTTTTCAAATGCTGTAACCATGTCGCGTTCTCCATGCCAGCCTCCTATCGGATCAGTTTATTGTCTGAATCTATGACGATCTTTTTTTGTCCACTCGTAATGTCTATCAACATCGTGCCGACGTCGAAACCTCCGCCGCCTGGTGTCGTCGGGTCTTTAAGATAAATATCAGTCTGATATGCGGCGCCCCCAGGATTCCCCGGGCTAATCCAGACTGTATAGAGGGCAATATCCATAGGATCAGTGAGACCCTCTCTTACTGTTATATTCCTAACTTCCATCTTATTCACCTAATATAGTATTAACAGATGCACCAGCAATAGCAGAAGGTGCTGACTTTCTTGCCACAAGGAAATGGGCATCATTGTACTGGGAGAAAAGTTGATAGTACCCTATGGTATCAGAGTAGCATTCTGCTATAAAGGACTTATCCACAGCCCTGAATAACTGAACAGTCGCTCCAGGGCAAACCGCTCCCGCACCGTCGTAGGTTATACCAGAGAATCTCTTCCTCGCCTTTGTACCAGATGGCCACACTCGGTATTCCCACTTTGGCACTTCCTGTATCTCATTGAAGTCGAGAGCATCCTCTCCATCCCGTAGCCCGCCCATCTTGAACGGGGAGCGATACCAAGTAGCTTCAAAGGGTGCTTCCTCAGTAAACTGGAGGTATATCTGGTCATCCTCACCATCGAACTCCCTGAGACTGTCGGAGTACATAGGCTCAAACTGCATAGGCAGGGGGTAATTAATAGCAGTTACGCCCACACCCGGAGGGTTAAGTAATACGGTCATGGCCTACTCCTTACTGGTCAAGCGTTGCCCATACGTCGCAGACGGGGGCTGTAGCGATTACCCAGACTACAATACTATTGCTGACTGCAATCTTAAGGCCCCGTGGGAAGGTAAATAAAATTCCCGCCCCGATGGCCGCCGCAGTTATAGCTCGACGGAAGAAGTTCAATGGTACAGTGGGGGCTGTAGTTGTCCAAGCCACACAAGCAGTTACTGTACTAACTGGGTCAGCAGGATCTTCTGCAAGGAAGGTGACTGGAGTGGTAGGGTTAACCCCTATTGCCTGGGGTCTTCCTATTCCGTACACCCCTGCAACGGCTGTGACGTTGATAATTCCAATCTCCATCACACGGGGAAGGTCTGTCGCAGCAGTCCTTATCTCCCAATTGGAACCAGCAGCCGCAGTAACTATTGTTCTTTGTGATAATGAATAAATAGACATCTAAATCCTCCTTAAAGTGTTTTTCTAACTTGCTGTGAACCTTCCTGATTTGATAAATCCGTAAACATCGAGCCACCGACAACATCGATCAGACCCTCTTTTTCTTTGCCATTTAGGTACTTTATCGATTCCTGAAGCATCGAAATAACCAGCTCCTTCTTGGTGTGGAGCGGCCCCGTGATGTTCAACTGCTTGTTGTCCCACAGTTCGACAACCACCGTGACTCTCTCCTTCGGCCTCAGCTTAATAACCTTGTCTGCATTCTGGCCCATATAACCTCCTAAATGTTCGTAATTATTCTCACCGTATTGACATATTTCCCGGCTGCATAGATAAGATGATCTGACACAATTTTCCCCTGCCCCGTCCATACCATTGTGTCGATCGTATCGTCGCCGTTGTAAGTGATGCTCGGACCTTGCATGTTTGCAAAAGGGAACTCGACTGCGGTCTCATGCCAGGCCGCACCTATAAACGTGAACTTTAGCCCGCTGTCTATCTCCGTAAATGTGGAACCATCGGGCACGCCCGTCGTAGGCTTCGTATCCGTGGAAAGCCCTATGTATTCGTATGGCTTCTTTCCGTCCCTAAACTGCCAGTTTCTATGTCCAATAATGGTCATTAACTCACTCCGTTGACGGGCTCGGTTTCTTCACGTTCGGGCTGTATTCTTTCCGCACCAGGTCCTTTCGCTCAAGACCCAGGACGAACAGGTTCCAATACTCCACGGATCTCTGCGCATTGTAGGGAGAGAGGGCGGCGTCTTTTGCATAGCATCGATGGAGAATGTAATTGATCAGGATATCCTTGTAGACGTCTGAGAGTGTGATGGCAGCGGCATAAGTCACGGGCGGACCTGCTACAGCAACGACATCTGCCGGCACTGCTGAAAATACAGCTTCCACAAAGTTCTGCGCGGATGCTCCGGTCGGCTGGGGCGGCGTAACATAGAAGTGTCGCGGATCATCATCGTTGTAAATATAATTCTTGACCACTGCCCCTACTGTCGCAGAATGCCAGTCAGGATCATAGGCGTCCATCATGTCCATGCCGATGGGAGTAATTGCGGACCCGGGCACCAAGCCGGTCAATCCCATATTGCGCATTACCCGGATAAGCTGGATGCACTCCTTGATTGTCGCCGCTGCGGGAGTCTGAAAGGCATTCGTCCCGTCCGGTACACTCTGCTTTGTCCCGGCAACAAGTCTGTAAACCTCGCTCAGGGTATAGGCATCAGGTTTGAAAATAACAGCCTGCCGTTGCCCTGCATTGAGGTAACGGAGTTTTTCGGCATCCAGCCATCTTACCTTGCCGACATCCAGGAGAATGGTGTCAGCCTCGGTGAATAGAACGCTTGCGTAGATCGTGCCCATTACTTAGCCTTCCCCTTCTTGGTATCGCCCGCATCTCCGGGAGCTTCTGGAGTCTTCGTAAGTTCTGAAATCTTCGCGTTTGCTGCCTTCAACTGCTCGGTGAGATCCGCATTGTCGGTATCCAGCCGCACTTTGAAGGCCTCAAAGTCTGTCTTTTCCGCAGTGAGGGTCTTCACAGTTTCCTGCATTTCCGTCCACTTCTCCCCCATTTCGGCCAGGAGATCGTACAAGGCCTGCTCGACCATGAAGCTCTTGCCCTGGAGTTCTATCTCCACGAGCCCCTTTGTCACCGGCGCCGGTTCAACTGCTACTTTACCGGCTTTGGGATCGTACGACCTCATATCCTTGCGCAATGCGAGCTTATCTGAGTAGACAAAGATATGTCCGCTGCCGTCCTGAATCAGGTACTTTCCGTTTGGATCAAGTTTCGGTTTCTTTGGTGCCATGTTCATAACCTCCTAAAGGTTGGTAATGCCCGGGGAGTGTTCCCCGGGCTGGTTTATGAGTGAAAACGTCTAATCGAGATAATAGCCGGGAAGGTAAAGAACCATCGAGCCGACTGTCTCATCAGCGATGAACTGAATATCGACCGTATCCGTGGTCTCGTAATCCAGGGCACCGTAGTTGTCAGTGCCATAACCCGCGTTATGAACAACCGTGTAAATGACCCCGGCTGCCGCCGCACTGGAAACGCCACTAAAGAACTCGCCACCGCCTGCCAGTCCAACATCGACGGTATTCCCCGCCGTTCCTGCCACAACAATCTTCAAGGCTGCCATGGAAACGAGTAGCACTGTTTTTGCCGGTATATCCCAGAGTTGGATGATGTCGGCTGCCGTGATCTTCGCGGCTGCAATAAGTGTCGCATCAGAGGCAATGATGTCCGCTACGACAATGGGTATCCTGGCGACAAACATCCTTCCGTAATCCAGGTTAGAAATGGCGCCTGCGCCTTTTGTGAAATCATAAGTAGCCATTGATCTTCTCCTTTTCCTTAATGGTTAATCGGTGGGCCGGTCTCCGGCCCCTTCCGATATGTCACCTACGCCTTAGCAGCGTAGAAATGTCCGAGCGCCTGCGCCTTAATGGTCTCGTACCCATAGACCTGCAGACCTTCCATCAGATCACCGAAGTCATCCGGGTTAGGGATAACGCGGTTTTCCGTAAGCTGGGAGGCGAAGGTAATGGCGGCCGGATGACCAAAGAGGCAGTTATGGACGGTCGTTACACCGTCAGCAGAGGTCGCAACCTGATTCGAGCTATAGATCTCGAACCGATCAATGATGCCCAGGCGTCCGTTCCTCATGATGGAGGTACCGTCGCCGGCAAGGCTCGCATCTTTAAGGTCGGATTTCTTGATCATCCCACAGAAAATGGCCGGGAACACAAGCCAACGCTGGGTTTCAGGGACGTCGTTTTCGTCCAGACAGGTCCCCATATCCACGATGTAATCCAGGATATTGGTCTTATCGAGGGAAACAAAGGCACCGGAGGCGCCGAGATCGATACTGCCGGACTTCTTGCCAGCCTGTGCGCCCTTGTTGTGACTGTCCGCATCGGCGTAGACCACCGAAAGGATATCGGAATCAACAGCGATCTTCATCTGCTGACCAGCATCGTCCGTCCACCTTTCGACGTAGTTAATGTCGCTCTGCAACTTCTCGACGTCATTGATGACGACAGAGTAATAGTTGCCCTTGTCGATCAGCAGGTCCACCCTGCCAGGTGCCGGGCGCTCGCGCACGAGCTTCTGGCCGATTTTGTAGGCGCGAATCGTGATGTCGGGAATGGTACGGATGATAACCGTATCCCCGTGCTTCTTGATTTCCTGTGTTGTTATCGACGGGCTCTTTATCCCGTCTTCTGCGCCTTTCGGTGCAGCCCAGACTATATCTTGATTATTGTTCTTGACTATTTCCGACAAGAACAATAATCCGCCCCGTTCGTGCGAGGTTCGCCATACCGTAGAGGATTAGGCTACTTCTCGTAGTCGTTGGACGTTCAACCCGTTTCCGGGTCGCTTCGCTGCGGATTGTCCAATCCGTGGCTTTTTTACGTTTTCCCGTTTCATTACTGATCGGGGTCGTATCCACGGCTCTAAGGAGTTTCCCGCAATTAGAGGCGTTTTCTGAGGGCAAAATCATTATGATTAACCCTCATACTCCGTGTTAGAGATGGCGGCAAATACTGTTGCCGTATAAAACTTAATGAGCGTTTTGCCCGACCATATTTCGGGAGTGTAAGTCCCGCTGTGAGTCGTAACGCCTGCTGCTACTGGGTAAGCCATGATAATGCTCCTTATCGTATGACTTCCCACCGACATGGTACTGGCCGGGCTGGGGAGTGTGTCGGCACCCCCCACTCACGCTCGTCAGGCCCGGGTTATCCTTTTATTCGTCCTTCCTTGTCGGCCTTGAGGATATCGGCGTCAATCTTTGCCGCCTCGGCCTCCTTGCCCTTGTACTTTCCGCGTGTTACGTCAGTGTAAAACTCCTTAATCTCCTGACGTGTATATATCTTGCCTTGAGGAACTTCCTTTTGGATTTCCTGTCGGG